GTGGTGTATGGGATGCGCGCCAACTCGCGGACTGTTCATCGATCACCACCCCGTCGGGCTCACCCGTGCAGTCTCTTGGCATTTTGTTTAGCACGCTTAGCGTTTTGGGCGATTTAAGGTGACAGACCCCACTCTACCATCGTTCTTTTTCTGGCCCGGACCAAAGCCAAGGGTGCATAATGGGCCAACCCTTGCCGGGATTTACGAAATCAGCTGCCCAGCGGCTGATCTCGCCTTCCAACCGAATCTGTTCTGTGACTGAAATGCCAAAGGCATTGGCAAAGCTCCTACGGGTCTCGTTGCTGATCGGGATCGTGCGTCCACTCTTCCAATCAGACGGCAACCAACCGGACAATCGATAGCTATCTGAGATGGCCTCACCCAAAATTGGTCTTCTCGCGGATCTCCTGTTCATCTGACTGTGGGTGAGAAGAAGAAGCCTTTCCAGGTATGGCTGTATCACGGGGGTGCCTCGCGCAAGTGCCAGCTCACCTAAACAGGTTGTGTACACTCGCTTGAGGTAGTTGGAGACACCTTGCCTCTTATGTGTCATACCAACCTTAGTCATGACCTTCGTCGGATTCCTGATCATGACCCACTCACCCGCAACTAGCACTGGTCGCGCCTGGCAGTAATCTATCTCCTCAAATGAACTTGGTCTCCCCTCGATCTTGACCTCCATCCCCAGCTTGTCGAAATGCGCGATGATTTGTTCGTCACTAAGCTCGCCCTCAAACAGAAACACGCTGTCGTCCCCGTTGACGTTCATTGCGAACTTCTTGATTTTGGCAACTTTGGCTAAGGACGCCAAAGCACACGCAACTTGGACACAATTGCTTGCACCCGTGTCGGCGTCTCCGGACATCCTCCCACCCTTGACTCGGTATTTGACTTGGTCATCACCGCTTCGCGCCGATCCCTCATTGTCCAATTTCCACTCCAGGAGCTCTGACAGTTGTGGATGATCACAAGCATTGTTCCAAAAGACATGTTCCACTCTCTTCATGATGGGTCTCGACACATGCGCGTCGAACCGAGAGACGTCCAACAAAACAACTTTGCAACCAGGAATGCTGTCGTACGCTCGCCTCAACTCTCGAGCGAGAGAGCGTGGGCACAGGTTCTTGCCAAAGTGACGTCCCAAGCCAAAGCCGGGGATATCCTTCGCAAGATACATCTTGTGCTCAGCCCTCCTTATAATTGAGGCCAACTGTAAAGTGTACTCAAAAGACCGAAATTGGATCGCGCGACAATCTGGATACGGCTTCTCCTCATCAAACTTGTATGCCTCCATCTTGACGAACATCTTGACCCTGCTCTGGTCCTTGCGAACCATCTTGCCTTGCTTCAACAAATTCTCGTGGGCGCGCTGGTAGCGTGCGCGTTTCGCCCCTGTGTAGCCTGCGTATACCTCGGAATAACGGACGGGCCGTGCTGAACAAAATTTTGCCAAGGTGACTGCAAAGGGGGTGACATACTCCTCAATGTATTTCTCGTTAGGCCTTCGGACACACTTACCAACCCTCATCTCCACTGCGTTGA